ACCAACAGTTTCGAGCGCGTCGATCTCACGCCGCAGGATTTCGGCAAGCTCATCCAAACCGACCTGAAGCACTGGGGCGCTTTGATCAACGCCGTCGGCGCCAAGATAGACGGAGGTTGAAAAACCCGTCTCGTCGTCGACCCGGCATTCCCTGCCAGTCGCTGTCATCACCAACCCGCTCGTGTCGCCATTACGTCTCGTTATGTTTTCCAGAAACAGCGGAGTTTCGGAAGCCTGAGGCGCGGTCGTCAGACTACTGGCGTACCTCCGGCCGAACGATGATGTAGGTGATCTACGTCACATTGCGGGATGGCCTTCCATGCTACAGGGCGACGGGTTATGAGAGAAATTGCTACGGGGTGATCATCCCGCGCCGCCGGGGTGAGCATGCATCGGTTACGCTGCAGAGCTGCGATCGGACAAGCTGCCAGTTCGGCATGACCTGAGGCGCACGCATGCAAGAGTTCAGCTCGCCTTCTCACCCCGGGCAGAATGCTGATCTGTCGCTCGTGGCGGGCTTTGCGACGGCCGGCCTGTCTGTCGCGATCGCGAGCTCGGTGCGGCTGGTGCGCGAGGGCCTGGATGCCAGCCTCAGGGATCGCGAGGGCATCGCTGCGGTGTATGCGGTCGGGCTCGATGCCGACGGTCTGGACACATTGGCGCGGGTCAAACCCGACGTTGTGCTGGTCGATCTGCACCGTGCCGCGCCGGCAGCGGCCGCACAGTCGGTGCGCGCGGTCTGTCCGTCCGCAAGGTTGATCGCGTTTGCGCTGGCCGAGGTGGCGGATGACGTGATCGCTTGCGCCGCGGCGGGTTTTCACGGTTACGTCTCCAGGGATGGCGGAGCGGATGATCTGCATCGCGCCGTGCTGGACACAGCGCAGGGACGAATGAGCTGTGCGCCGCACATTGCGGCGGCGATGTTCGGCCGGTTGGCTGACCTGCTGCAGCCTCAGGGGGGCATTGGCATGCCCCCGCTCACATCCCGGGAAAACGAGATTCTTTGCCTCGCCGCCGAAGGCTGCTCGAACAAGGAAATCGCGCGGCGGCTGACGATCAGCATGGCGACGGTGAAGAACCACATGCACAATATTTTGCAAAAGCTGCGAGTGACGCGGCGCGGCCAGGCGACGGCATTGCTGCGCGCCGCGAAATAATGTCGCAGACCTAATACATTCACCCCGCGCTCCGACCATCCTAGACGCCGTTCGGCTTGCGCGTGGGCCCGCGATTGCTGGCGCCATGGATCTAGATCCTTTCGCGCGGCCGATCCGGACCGGATGGTTCGATTGCACAGGCATTGTCGGATCGGGCCGACTGTTACCCCCTCGTATCTATTTCGCCGGCCGCCGCCACACCGGTACTTTCCCGGCAAGATGCAAATGACCGTCTTGCTCGCCGATTTGTCGCCGATGCTGGAAGACATCGTCTTTCACCTGCTTCGGAATCGGGAAGACTTGCACATCGTACGCGGCTCCGCGGTCGCCGATGGCATCCAGCTGGCTGCGGCTTCGGTCGGCGCACAGCTGGTTATTGTCGAACGACCGGATCCGACAAGGTTCTGCGCGCTCGACGGCGGCATTGCGCAGGCCGCCGGCCTGTCGGTGCTGGCGCTCACAGCAGATGGCACGCGGGGCTGTCTGCACACGCTCAAGCCAGTTTCGAAGCGGCTCGATGACATCTCCAGCGCGCAACTGATGGCGGCGCTGGCGACCGTCACGCCGACCGGTCGAGGTTGAGCTATGGCCACGATCGCCGCAGTCAACCAGGTCGGTGAGTCGGTCGTGAAGCTGCTCAACGACCGGCGTTCGCTGCTCGCCGCGGCGGGACAGCTCGGCGATCTGCCGGCGTCGGTAGAGATCGCGCATATCTCGATGACCCGCCTCGCGCACGATCCGGAGCCCACCGCCGGGCTGACTTTCATGCTCTATCGGATAGAGCCGAGTGAATTCCAATGGCGCGAACGCCCGTCCCGCGAGCCGGAGCGTCCGTCGACGCTCGGCGTGGATTTGCTTTTCATGCTGAGCGCGTGGTCCGCCACCTCGAAAGAGGAGCAGGCCATGATGTCCTGGGCAATGCTCGAGCTGCATCGGCATGCGCTGCTCGATCGTTCGCTCCTTGTCGGCGACGGTGTCTGGGATCGCGACGAGACCGTTCAGCTGGTGCACGAACGCGTCAGCGACGACACGCTGTTCAGGCTTTGGGACGCCCTTCAGCATCGCTACCGGTTGAGCACGAGCTATCGTGCTCGCGTGATCAGGCTGGCGCAAGCCGGAGAGAGCATCTATCCGGTCGTGGTTGGCAAGCGTCTTGGGTTCGCACCAGCGGATCCGCTGACCGAAGGTGCGTCATGAACGGCGCCCTTCAATTCGAGTTCGTGCAGGAAACCATCCTCGGCGCCGTGCGCCTGGTGGATGCGGTGACCGGTGGCAGGCTGTCCGATCCGGTGCAAGTTGTCGCGCCGGACCTCACGCTACGGCGTAAGAGCAACGGCGATTTCCTGATCATGGCAGCCGCGGGGCTGACGCCGGCGCCAGGTCGCGACTACCCGATCGATGTGCGGCCCGCGAGCGCCGCCTATTCGGCTCGACGCGGCATGTTGCGCCTGCCGCGTGATGCCGATCCCGCCAACATGGCAAATGCGAATTCGCTGTTCCAGCCGGCGCTGATCGCAATGCTGCCGGCGCCCAGCTATCCGACCGGTTCTCACCTCGCATTGCTGCGCGTGACCGTGCGTCGGTCGACCGACCAGGCGCGCATCGGCAATGCGCTGGTGCGGCTGGCGAGCGGACGCCCCGATGTTCCGAACGGCCGGGCGCTGACCGACGCGACCGGCGAGGCGCTGGTGGTCGTCGCCGGCATCCCACTGGCAAGTCCGGGTCCGGGAGCGACCGTGGTCGGTGACATCGGCGTCAACATCGACGCGCTGGTCGATCCGGCGATCGCGACCTTTGCCGCCGACACCGATCTCGATGCAGCTCGCGCGGCTGCGCGAGTGCAGACCACGGGGTTCCCGGATCCTGACGACATCGAGGCGCGACTGGCGGCGGCCGCGCCGGCGCCTGCACCTGTGCGACTCGCAGCCGGAGGGATCAATTTCGCGAATCTTGCCTGGACGCCCGTATGACGACACCGACGATGACAAGCCAGACTATGACAACCCCGACGCTGTCGCGGCCGCGCGGCGTGACACCGCAATAGAGGAGAGCCGCTGTGCCCGAATATCTCGCCCCAGCAGTCTACGTCGAAGAGACGAGCTTCCGTTCCAAATCGATCGCCGGCGTCGGCACGAGTACCGCGGCTTTCGTTGGACTTACGGCGCGTGGCCCATCCACCGCCGACGATGGCGCGACTCTCGGTATCGCGCCGCCATTGCTGACGTCGCCCGCCGATTTTGAGAGCATTTATGGCGGGCCGGACAGCCTTTCGATCGGCGGCGCGCCGCAGACGAACTACCTGGCACATGCGGTCAATGCATTCTTCGCCAATGGCGGCAGTCGGCTTTATGTGGCGCGCGTGCTGGCAACCGGCGCCGCCGCCGCCGGCAGCGGTGCGATCAACGATGTCGCGGCCGGAGATCCCGCGCCGACGGCGGCCACGTCGGTCTCGCTGGCGGGGCGATTCAAGGGCGGCGCTACGCTCGCGGGCTCGCCCGGCGCCAACCTGCGGGTGACCTTGACGCAGGTCGAGCGCGCCACGACCAAGGCGAACGCGGTGCGCATGGGCCCCGGCACCATGGTGCACGAGGGCAACAATTTCCACGTGCTCGGCACCAATCCGTTCGAAACTTCGGGGACGGTCGAGGCCTGGAACGCGCTGGCCGACACCACGCCCGTCACCGTGCTGACCCTGTCGGTGACGGTCGAGACGCCGGGCGGCGGGGTGCTCGAATTCGCCAACCTTGGCTTCCATGCGCAGCATTCCAACTATGCGGGGCTGGTTCTCGGTTCGACGCCGCCGCGCACCCAGGACCGTCTGACCAATCCGGTGGTGCTGCTGCTGGGCCACGATGTCGGGGCGCTCGCGCTCCGCACGGCGCTCTTCCGCAGCGCATCGAAGCGCGTCGTCACTCTCACTGGCGGCACCGATGGCACGGGAGCTCCCGGCATCGCCTCCTACACGTCCGCGCTCAACCGGTTGCTCGCCCTCGAGGACGTGGCAATCGTCTCAGCCCCGGGTGCAGCCGGTCTCGGCGGTCTCGATGCCACGCTACCGCCGGCCGTCAACGCCGCGCTCGTGACCCACGCAGAGACCCGGCGCTCGTACCGTATCGCCGTGCTGGACACGCCGCCGGATCTTGAGCCGGGCGATGTGCGCACGCTGAAGGGAATGATCGACAGCTCCTACGCTGCCCTCTATTACCCTTGGGTCACAGTGGCCAACCCGCTGGCCGCCACGGACCGGACGCAACCCTCGCAGCTCGCTCTGCCGCCTTCCGGCTTCATCTGCGGCATTTACGCCCGCACTGACATCGAGCGCGGCGTGTGGAAAGCACCAGCCAACGAAACGATCAACGGGGCGCTCGGCCTCGTTCGCAATGTGCGCTTCGGCGAGCAGGAGGTGCTCAATCCGCTCGGCATCAATTGCCTGCGTTTCCTCCCCAACCGCGGCTTCCGCGTCTGGGGCGCCCGCACCTGCAGCTCCGATCCGGAATGGATCTACGTCAACGTGCGACGCTATTTTCTCTACCTGGAAGCGTCGATCGACCAGGGCACGCAATGGGCCGTGTTCGAGCCGAACGGCGAGCGGCTATGGGCCAACGTCCGCAGCACGGTCTCGGACTTCCTCTTCAACGAATGGGTCAGTGGCGCATTGCTGGGTGAAACCCCCGAGCAGGCGTTCTTCGTGCGCTGCGACCGCTCGACCATGACGCAGAACGATCTCGATAACGGGCGGTTGATCTGTCTGATCGGCGTCGCGGCTTTGAAGCCCGCTGAGTTCGTGATCTTCCGCATCGGCCAGAAGACGGCCGACGCGCGCAACTGAGCAACCTGAGCCCGAGCAGGAGCACACACCATGGCCACCCGCGACACTCCCTTCGGTGCCTACAATTTCATCGTCGATCTCAATGACGGCACCGACACCACGCAAACGATCGGCGGCTTTTCCGACGTTTCGGGGCTGAATACCGAAATTACCATGATGGACTACCGCGTGGGCAACGCGAAAGAAAATCACGTCATCAAGTGCGCAGGTCTGAACAAGCACGGGGAAGTGACGTTCAAGCGCGGCATGGTCGGAGCTCGAAATTTCTGGGACTGGATCAAGGCGACACGCACCAGCCCGAACCAGCGGCGCACCCTGACGATCACGCTCTTGGACGAGCAGCGCAACCCAGTCATGTCGTGGCAACTGAAGGGCGCTCAGCCGTCGAAATACTCGCCGCCGGTGCTGGCGGCGAAGGGTGGCAGCGACGTGGCGATGGAAGAGTTGGTCGTCGTCGTGGAAGGCTTCGAGCTCGTCTGAGTGCGCGCAGAGAGTTAGCACCATGCCGCCACCCGGCCTGTTCTTCCGCCCGGCCAGCCCTGCACCCGCTGCCGCGACCGCCCGCGCCGACGTCGCGGTGTTCGTGGGCCTCGTCGCGCGGCGGGCGGAAACCGCGGTACCTGCCGGCGTGCTGAACGCGCTGCAGGTCGCCGGCTGGGCGGCATCGGCGACATCACGCCCGCAGACCGCGCGGCCCGACGCCCAGGTGACGGCGCTGCTGGATGTGCCGGTGCCGGTCGACAGCTGGGAGCTGTTTGACGCGCTGTTCGCGTGGGAGGCCCGGCCGCTAGGAGGGGAGGCGGGCGCGAGCGGTCCCGCCACCATTCCGAGCACGCTGGGCGCGGCGGTCCGTGCCTTCTTTGCCGAGGGTGGCCGGCGCTGCTACGTCGTGCGCTGCGGCGATCCGTTGCCGCTCCTGCTTGACGCGCCGGATGCGCGCGCGCGGCGTCGTCAGCTGCTGGCCTGGGGGGCCGCCTCTCCGCCCGACGCCGCGACGCGCCGGCCGCTGATCCCCGGTCTGTTCGGCCTTGGCGTGCCGGCGGCGCCCGCCGATCCGACCACTTGGCATGGGGTCGCGCATGGGCTTGGCCTCGACGACGCATCACTCGTCTGTCTGCCGGACCTGCCCGACTTGCTTGCGGTCGAACCCGAGCCGCTGCCGCCGCCGCCGGCACCCCCACCGGTCCCGGAGCAGTTCGTGCCTTGCGCGCCGGACATCACCCCGCCGGGACCGCCGGATGCGACCGCGCGACCGTCGGTGACGGCGCCGCGGCTCGACGCGACCGGCTATCGCGATTGGGCGCGGGCGCTGCGCTTCATGCTCGATCTGCTGGGCGCACCGGGTGCGGCCGGGCGCCGCGATCTGATGCTGGTGGCGGCGCTGCCGCTGCCGTCCTCGGGGGCAGCCGCGCCGCCAGCGGGCACGGCACGCTGGCCCTTCGCGCTGTTGGGCGCGGCGGGCGGACCGCTGCCGGGCGCCACCTATCTCGATCGTGACCAGCTCGGCAGCGCCCGCCTCCAGCTCGCGTATCCATGGGTCAGCACGACGCTGTCCTCGGTGTTGCCGGAGGGCGTGCAGAGTCCGGAGGGCGCCGTGGTCGGTGCCATCGCCCGCGGCGCGCTCCTCAACGGCGCGCATGCCACCGTCGCGGGCCTGCGGCTCGCGACAGTGCAAGGCCTGGTGCCGGAACTCGCCCGCGGCGACATGCTGCGCGGCCTGCCGGCGGGACGGGCGGACTGGCTCGGCGACCGCATCACGCTTGTAGGCCCAAGCGTCGAAGGATTCGTGCTGCTGTCGGATGCAACCTGCGCCGACGAGGCGGGCTGGCGTGCCGCCAGCATATCCCGGCTCATTGCCACGATCCTGCGGGCAGCGCGCACTCTGGGCCAGGGACTGGTGTTCGAGACTTCCGGCGAAACGCTGTGGGCGCGCGTGCGCCGCGACCTCTCCGCCTACCTGACCACCCTCTGGGATCTCGGCGCGCTGGACGGCGCGACGCCTGCCGAGGCCTTCGATGTCCGCTGCGACCGCAGCACCATGACGCAGGCCGACCTGGACGCTGGGCGGCTGATCGCCCGGGTCGCGGTGACCGCGGCGCAGCCTGTGCAGCGCATCAGCGTGACGCTGGCACTTACCGGCGATGCCGGCGTGGTGGCGGAGGCGGCGTGACATGACGACGTTGCCCAACGACATCGACCTGAGCGTGCCAGTAGGCGGTTTCGCTTTTCACGTCGAAATCTCGGTTCCCGGCGTCAGCGACAATCCGCTTTGCACCGGCTCTTTTGCCGATGTGTCCGGACTCGAAGCGACGATAGAGCCCAAGACCATCAAGGTCGGCGGGCGAAATTACGGGCCGCTGCAGCGGATCGGTCCGGTCAGCTTCGCAACCGTGGTGCTGAAGCGCGGCATGACCGACGTCCGCGACCTCTGGAGCTGGTGGGCGCTGGTCACCGGCGCAGAAGGGCAGCGCGATGGCACCTACGCGCCCGACCTGGCCCGTTGCGACGTCTCGATCTCTCTGGCGGGACCGGACCGCACGGTGCTGCTTACATGGCAGCTTCGCAACGCGATGCCAGTGAAATTCAAGGCGGGCGATCTGAACGCGCGCGGGATGGAGGTCGCGATCGAGGAACTGCATTTCGTGCATGAGGGACTTTCCCTGGCTCCGGGCGGCGGCGCATGAGCGAAACGGTAGTCGCACAGTTCACCGCGGAAGGGCCAGGTGCTCCCACAGAACCGCTGGATGTTCATTTTAATCCAGCATCGCTGCGACTGTCGGTGACGAACACGATTCAGGACGAGCAGCAGCCGGGGTCTCAGAGCCTCCAGAGCGTGCGCAAGAGCGCCACCAAGCTCGATGTCGAACTGCTGTTCGACACCACGGAGACGGGCGAAGATGTGCGCACCGCGACCGGCGTGCTCAAGAGCATGGGAAGGCCGGGCGGCACGCAAAAATCGGTATTGCCGCAGGTGACGTTTACGTGGGGCGTATTTGCCTTCAAGGGCGTGATCGAATCGCTGCAAGAAACCATCGACTTCTTCTCCTCCTCCGGCGTGCCGCTGCGTTCCACCGTGCAGGTGGTGATGCAGAGCCTTCAGCTCGACCAGATCCTTGAAGGCGGCGACGACGAAGACAGCGATACGTTAGCAATCGCGTCGCCATCCCCGACCGGACGCGGCGCGACCGACACCGCGACTCGCGCGGGCAACCCGGCCGCTGGGCGCGCCCTGGCAGCCGCGAACGGCCTTGCGTCGATGCGATTCACCGCGGCTGCGGGGCTCGCGGTCGGCGCCTCGGTCCAAATTTCCGGACCGGTTGGCTTCACCGCAAGCGCCGGAGCGGGCCTTGGCATTTCAGGCGGCGCGGGCATCGGCATCTCCGGCGGCGCCGGCATCGGCATCTCCGGCGGTGCGGGCATCGGCCTCTCCGGCGGCGCTGGCCTGGGTGTCTCCGGCGGAGCTGGCTTTGGAATATCCGGCGGCGCCGGATTTTCGGCATCGTCCGGCTTCTCTGCCGCTGCGAGCTTTGGCGCCGGCGCGTCGGCGGGCGTCAGCGCCACTAACGGCGCGTTCGCGGGTCTCGGGGTGTCCAAGTCGGCGGGCACGAGCTTCACGCTGGACGTGGACCGGCTGCGCCCGCCGGTCGCGACGTTCACCGTGAGTGCGGATCCAACGGCGGCCTTCGATGCGACCGGGCGGGTCGTGGCATCCGCTTCGGCGGGATTGCGTGCAGATGTGCGGGGCCCCCAGGGCTCCGTTAAGGCGTGGATCGGGTGAGGAGCACACACATGCCAACGACCATCGGTGAAGTCGAAGCGCAGGTCGCGCCTCCCGCCCCACGCGACGCGCCGCCCGCGAAGCCGGCGCCGAAGGCGCCGCCTGACCGACAAGCGCTTGCTCGCACGCTGCGCGCCGAGGCGGAGCGTCGTGCGCGGCTGCACTCGGACTGAGGCGGGACCATGCTGGACAGAACCGTCAAACTCATCAGCGCCAACCCAACCCTGCGGGTGGATGGCCAAAAGTATGACCGCCTCGATGAGCAATTGGTCGAAATGCGGCTGCATGAACAACTCGGCGGATTGTCGTCCTTGGAAGTGCGGCTAAACGATTCCGTGAGCGGCAACGGCTCCGAGCAATACGCTTTCGCCGACGAGAGCGTATTCAAACTCGGTGCCGAGCTACGGCTGGGTACCGGCGAGGTGGATGACGCGAAAGAAATCTTTCGTGGCCGGGTGAGCGCGATGGAGGCGGAATTGTCGATGGCCGAGCCTCCGGTATTCACCGTGCTTGCCGAGGATGCGTTGCAAAAGGCGCGGCGCAGCCGCCGCAGCGTCACATACGTCAACAAGACCCCGGCGGAAATCATCCGCGACATCGCCAACTGGCTGGGGCTGAAGGTGGACATTCGCGACGGTCTGGACGTGCCGAAATTCGCGCACTTGTACCAGCATAACGAAAGTGATCTTGCGTTCCTGCGCCGCCTGCTGGAACGCTTCGACGCCGATATGCAAATGGTAGGCGACACTCTTCAGGTCGGGCCGATCGCACGTGAGCATCGCGGCACCATCGACCTGGTCTACGGCAAGAATCTGATCCGACTGCGTGCAACCGCGGATCTCGCGGATGTGGCGGAATCCGTACGGGTGGCAGGCTGGGATCCGCAGCAGGGATCGGCGGCCGACGCGACCGCCAGCGACGGGACGCTCGGTCCCGGCAGCGGCCGTTCCGGCACGAGCTTTCTTGCGCGTGCGCTTGACGCCGGGCAGCTCGAACATCTCGGCACGCAGGGGCAGATGACGCAGCAGGAGGCCGATGCGGTGGCGCGCGCGCTCTATGGCCGGCGTGCCCGGCGCTTTGTGCGCGCCTGGGGAACCGCGCAGGGTGATCCACGGCTGCGCGTGGGTACCTGGGTGAAGCTCGCGGGGATCAACCCGCTCCTGGCCACGTCCTGCACGGTGGCGGAAGCGACCCACCGCTTCGACAAGACCAGTGGCTACACGACCGATTTCGTTGCCGAGGGCGCATACATGGGACAACCGTCATGACCGCGCATACCCCATTCGCCGTGCCGACAGCCTGGCCATTCGGCGTGCAGCTCGGGGTCGTCGTCGATGTCGCGGACCCGGAATCCCTCGCGCGCGTGCAGGTGACGTTGCTGGCCGGCGATCCGTCGCGCGCGGCGCCGATATGGGCCCGGGTCGCGGTGCCATTCGCGGGGCCGAACAAGGGTGCCTTCCTGCTCCCGGATGTCGGCGACGAGGTGCTGGTGGCATTCGTCGCAGGCGACAGCGGCGCGCCGATCGTGATCGGCGGGCTTTGGAACGGCGGTCAAAAACCCCCGGAGACCTTGGGCGCCAACGGCAATAACGGCGTCGACCGCTGGTCGCTGACTGGGCGCAACGGCACGCGAATCGCAATCGTGGAGGAAAGCAAGGGTCAGGAAACGATCAAGGTATCGACGCCCGCGGGCGTGACCGGCACGTTCACCGACGCAGGCGGCGGCACGATCGAGCTGAAGACGAGAACGACGAGCGTCAAGCTCGATACCAGCGGCGTCACGGTCAATGCGCCGACCGAGGTCAAGGTCACCGCCGGCGGTAGTGTCAGCGTGCAGGCGGCGATGGCGACCATAAAGGCGCCCATGGTGAAGCTCGACGCGGCCCTCGTCGACTGCAGCTGCTTCCTGAAGTGCAACGTTCTGCTGGCGAGCGCTGTGGTCTCGTCTTCCTACACGCCGGGAGCAGGCAACATATGGTGAACGCGGCGACCATCGACCGTAAGTCGGCTGCGCCACACGCGCACGTGACGATGTTGCGGCCACTGCTCAGCTCGAGCAGCACCGCGTATGAAACCGGCATGATCCTGTCGGCGACCGAACAATCCTTCGTCGATGCGCTGCTCGACGACCTCGGCAGTGCGGATTGGCGGACGCAGCTCGCAGCGCGATTGCCGACGCGCTTCGGCAAGGACAACGTCATGGAGCTGTCGCAGCCCGTCCATCGTCGCTTTCATCTCGTCGTGCTCGAGGCTGCGTGCGACCTGCCGGGCGCGCCACGGGTCGATCCAGCAAAGATCGTGTCGATGGGTTTTGTGCTGCGCCGTGGTGCCAGCGACGGCGCAGCGGGGCCCCCGTGGGAAGGCTGGATGAACGATGGCCGTCGCAAGCTTGGGTGGCAGCCGTTGCCGGGCCCGAGCAATGTCGAGAAGGTGCGCGGCACTGACCCTGATCCGGACCCGAAACTGCGACCGCTGCGCCGCTCGCTCGGACTGCTCACCCTGGACGCGCGGCTCGCGGCGGATGATGCGAAGCCGCCGGCCGAGGACGTGCTGCCGATGTTCTTGGCACCTGCCAACATTTGCACGGCGATGCGGCGTACGGTCGTTTTTGGAGTCATGCCGCTTGCGAGTTCCGAGCTCAGCGAGGCCGCCCCGCCGGCGCCCGACTATGTGACGGAAGCGCAATCGGACGGCGGAGTGCTGATCGGACATCTCAGCGGCTACCTGAAGGCCCGGCCGGTCTCGCCGTTGCCGCGCGCCGGCGAAACGCTCGACAAGACCTGGCTCGACGTGGCGCCCGACTCACCGGACGGCAGCCCCGACAGCCGCATGCTGATGTTCGGCCTGTTGCTGCAGCAACTGACGCTGGAGTGCGACGCCTTCGGCGGCGGCCCGGCAGCGACTCAGTTGCTCGGGTTGCTGGGGCAGGTCGCGTTGCCGACCGCGAAGGACGCCGACGGCAGCGTGACCGATAGCGTCACCGCAGCCGAGTTTCTGCCGAAAGCTGCGGCAATCCTGGCCGCCGGTGAGGACAACACCACCGGCCTGGTGATGCCGATCGAGTGGCCGGCCGTCGATAACACGCTCGGTGCGCAACTGACACAGGCCGCTCTTGCCTGCCTGTCGGCACGCTTCGCACAGGTCAAGCCGGGAGTGGGGAAGTTCGACGGCCTGACGCGGCAATACGCGGTGCGCGCCTTCATTCGCGTGCAGGACGACGCCGCCTGCCCGCCACGCCTGATATGGAGCAACTGGACGGCACCGTTCCGCATCCTGCCGTGGTGGGACGGTGATGGGCCGCCGGCACAGGTGCCGCTGCCCGACATCACCGACCGCGCCGTGCTGAAGGCGATGAAGCCGGGCGTTGCGTTCCAGATACCCGCCAATCTCTTCGACCTGATGCGCGGCGATCCGAAGAAGCTGCGTGATGGCACCCCCGGCGGTCCCAAGCTGGGAATCGCCTGGCTGTGCAGCTTCTCGATCCCGCTCATCACGATCTGCGCCTTCATCGTTCTGAACATCTTTCTCCAGCTGTTCGACCTGATCTTCCGCTGGATGATGTTCATCAAGATCTGCATTCCGATCCCGAAACGCGGGGGCGATTGATGGCGACCTTGCCCGTCGTTCCTGGGACCGCCCCATTCCTACCGCCCGAGCCGATCGGCTGGCCGCTGCTGCCGGTTCCGGCCCAGGACGGCAGGCTCGCGTTTCCCACGCTGGCGGACAGCGTGCGGCAAACGATCGAGGCCATCCTGCGCACCGTACCGGGCGAGCAGCTCATGCGACCCGAATTCGGCGGCGGCCTCGAGCGGATGCTGAACGCGCCCAACACCCTCGCCACACGCGCGCGCATTCAGGAGCGTATCCTGCAAAGCTTGGCGCAGTGGGAGCCGCGCATCCTGCTGGATCGGGTCGACGTCGATCCATCCGATGACGCGCGCGAGATCATCGTCCTCATCGCCTATCGGCTCAGGCGCACTAGCGAGGCCGCCTCGCTTTCCGTGCGCCTGCCGGTCGGCGCTGTCACAGGAGCCGGGTAATGGCTGTCCGCCCGCCCGCCCTCGACGATCGCAGCTTCAATGACCTGGTCGACGACCTGGTCAGGCGAATTCCGGCGCATACGCCGGAGTGGACGAATCCGCGCGTTGGCGACCCTGGTCGCACGCTGATCGACTTGTTCGCTTGGCTGGCCGACACGATCCTCTATCGCGCCAATTTGATCCCGGAGCGACAGAGGCTCGCGTTCCTGCGGCTTCTCGGTGCGCCGATGCGGCCGGCGCAACCGGCGCGCGGACTCATCTCGCTTTCGATCGATGATAAGGCGGCGACCGACGCGGTCCAGATCGAGCAGTTTGCCCGTATCGACAAGCCGGTTCCCTTTACCACCACGCAGGCTGTGACGGTGCTGCCGGTGCAGGGACAGTGTTACATCAAGCGCCGCCTCAATGACCCGGAGCGATCGCAACTCGCGGATCTCATGCCGGATCTGCGACGGCTCTATGCCATCACGGGTGATCCGACCGGCTATGTGACGACGCCGGTGTTCGTTGACGGCGCAGCCGAATTGGCGGGACGCGACGTGATTGCCGACAGTGTCGATGGCTGCCTGTGGTTTGCGCTGTTGGCCGCCGATCCGGCGCGGATCGCGGCCGTCCACCAGTCGCTGGGCGCTGGTCCGGACAACCGACGACGCGTGCTAAGCGTCGGGGTGGCGCCTGCACTGCCGCAGCCTGCCTGGGACGAGGACGTCGGTGTCCGCGCGCGAGTCTTGCATACCTGGGAGATCAGCCAGCCTACGAGCGGCGACGATGACCCGTCCTATCTGATGCTCGACGTGCTGTCGGATGGCAGCGCCGGACTGACGCGGCCTGGCGTCCTGCAATTGCTGCTGCCGGGCGCGGACGACTTTGGCGCGCCGGCAAACGATGTGCTGGCGGCGCTGCACGCCGGTGTCGGCGACCGCCCGCCGCGCCTGGACGACCCTGCGACGGCCGCTCGGCTGGTGACCTGGATCCGGCTGCGGCCCAACCCGAAGGCAGCGCTGCAGCATCTGCGCTTCGTCTGGGCCGGGATCAATGCCGCGCCGATCGAGCAGCGCCAGACGCTCGGGCGCCGTACTATCGGTCAGGGCACTGGTGCCTCCGATCAGGAGGTATCCGTCGGCGCCGAATCGGTGGAAGCCGAAAGCTTCGTCTTGCAGGTCGAAGAAGAGGAGGGGATGCGCACCTGGCAACAGGTCGCAGACACGGCCACGGCTGGACGCGATGCGCCGGTCTTCAGTCTCGATGCCGAAGCCGGTGTCGTGCGGTTCGGTGATGGGGTGCGCGGGCGCGTGCCCCAAGCCGGACGGCTGATTCAGGTGGCCAGCATGCGCGTCGGCGGCGGCGCCGCAGGCAACCTGCCGCCAAGTTCGATCACACAGCTGGCTAGCGTCGGACCTGGACCGGCGCCCCCGCCCGTGCGCACCAAAGCGTTGCAGGCCTTGCCGACCGCCGGCGGCATCGATGCCGAGAGCTTGGCCGACGCCGAAAAGCGCATCCCGAGCCTGCTGCAAAATCGCGAACGCGCTGTCACCTCCGCGGATTATAAAGCGATCGCCGCGCGCGTGCCCGGTCTCCTGGTCGGGCGAGTGGAGGTACTGCCGCGATTCCGTCCGGTGCAGCGACTTTTGGACCAGGCGGGCGTCGTCTCCGTCATGGTCTTCCCCCAGCGTGTCGACGTGGAAGCGCCGGCCCCGCGCGCCGACCGGCCGTTCCTGGAGAGCGTGTACTCATGGCTCGACGAACGCCGGCCGCTGGCCACCGAGATGTACGTCATCGGTTGCGAATATGTGCCGTTGGCGGTGAGCGTGGCCGTGGAGCTGCGCGACCCCACCCAGCGCGACGCAGTGCTTACGGGGGTCGCACAGGCGGTCAAGGCCTGGCTCTGGCCGCTGACCGGCGGACCTGACGGCACCGGCTGGCCGCTTGGACGCAGCGTCAGCGACCGCGAGATCGAGGTGGTGGCATCGCGGGTGCAGGGCGTGGACACGGTCGCGCCGCCCAGGCTGTTCACGCGCAGCGATGGCGAAACGGGATGGCGGGCGATCGGGCCTGATGCCGGCGGGCGCGTGCAATTGCCATTGCAGCCGTGGCAGCTGCCGGAGCTGCTGGCGGTGGTGGTGACTGAGGGCACCGACAGCCCGACCGACGTTCAACCGACGCCTTCGGGCGCGGCGCTCGTGGCTGTTCCGGTCGTACCGGAGGTGTGTGGCTGATGGACAGCAACGGCCTCCGCATCTGGTCTTATTTGCGCCCCGAGGACTGGCGCTTGGCGGGCGCGGCGGCACCGGCCGGCACCGCCGCGTCCGGGCTGCAATGGTCCACCACCGTGGCCGCCGTTCGGCTGGCGCAGCAGATGCCGGCCCCGGCACTCACCGAAAATCAAGTACGCGCTACCGCTCTGGCCGCCATGCCGTCGGTCGCCTTTGACGCGGCGGGAACCTTTGCGTTCTGGGACTCCACCACGTCTTCCTTCCGCAGCGCCGGAGCGGGGACCGGCTCGACGACGATCGACGTGCCGCCGGACCCTCGACCGCCAGCGCCGCCGGTACCGCCAGGTGACATCGAGCCGCCGGTGCCCGACGGGGGCGGCCCGGGGGGCCCGCCACCCCCAGGCGACGGCGGGGGTGGCCCGGGGGGCCCGCCACCGCCGGACAACGATCCGCCCGCGACTGCAGCGCCGAGCGATATCGCGCTCGGCACCGACGACGTGCTCTATATTGCCCGCAGCGGCGCAGTGCTGCTGGTCGACCTGCGCGATCGATTCCCGCCGGCGCGCACGCTGACTGCCGGCTTCCATGCCGACCGCTTGGCGCCCGCCGATGGGGGTGGCGTGTGGGCGCTGGATCGCAGCCTCGGTCAGCTCGCGCGGCTGACCGGCCTGCCGCTGCGCACCGGCCCCTACCTTCCGAAAAACGACGACATTTTCCAGCCGGTCGAGCCCAATCCCGACCCGCCGACATTGCGGGTGCGTCACGACCTCGTGCTGCCGACGGGATACGCGGCGGTTGACATAGCGTGCTCGGGTGCGGGCCAGGTCATGGTGCTGGCCTGGCGTCCGGGCGACACCGCGGCACTGCTGCGTTGCGATCCTGACGCACTGGTTCCGGTTTGTACGCTCACGGGGCTGCACTTTCCGTTCAGTCTCGCGTGGGTGGATGAAGGGCGCGTGGCCGTGCTGGCGACGAATGGCGCCGGGCTTGCGCCGCAGGCCTACGTCTATGATCTCGATATTGCGACCGGGGCAACCTTGCCGGCCGGCGATCTCTATCCATTGGTGGCGCCGTGGCCCGCCGGGTTCGCCAAGGGGCCGGGCATGCCCCCGCGTTATCCGGTGGCGAGCACAGGCACGCAGCTGCCGGTGGTCGCGCCCACCCTGCCCGTCGATGTGCGACCGCTACGGCGGCTGTCGCGCGCCTCCTACGCACGCAGCGGGAATGTGACGCTTGGGCCGGCCGATTCCGGAACGACCGGCAATGTTTGGCATCGGCTCTATCTGGAAGCTTCGGTACCCGAACATTGCGGCGTGCGCGTATGGCTGCACGCGGATGACGGCGGCGGCGTGCCGCTACCACCCGGAACACCCGGTGCGCCGGACTGGCATCCGCATTTATTCGGTGCCGCGGCCAGGCTCGACGGAGCGGCCGACGTGCCCATGGGCGCGTGGCTGCCCGACACCTCCGAATTGCCTTTTCATCCCGGCGTGCTGCGCTGTCCACCGAGACCGGATTACACCGGACTCTTCACTGCGCTCGTGCAGCGTCCCGGGCGGCAAGTGCGCGCGCTATCAGGACGTTACCTTTGGCTGCATGTGGAGCTTGTCGGAAACAACCTGGCAACGCCGGA